ACTACAATGACTACTGTTGAAGTTCAAGCCCGTGTTCGGGAGCAGAAGGCAGCTGAAAAGGCAGCCAAGCTGAAGTATCGCGGCATTGCTTACATTTCTCACGCTACTAAATTTTAAGTAGCAGGAGTCAGGCACCTCAGAGTCGGACCTGGCTCCTCTTGGCGTTGGCCTCTACGGAGACACCCTTCGCCGTCTAGACGGTGGGATAGACCACAATAAAAACTTAATAACTCTGAACGTTCAGAGAGTCTGATAAACACAACTCTCTTTAAAACAATGCCTTTTCAATCTAATGTAAACCCGGCGCAACTTACTGCGCCTGGTGCTCTTAATGGAGCGGCGACTACTACTGACGAACGCCGCGCCCTTTACCTTAAAATGTTCTCTGGCGAGATGTTTAAGGGTTTCCAAAACAACACGATTGCTCGTGACCTGGTGATGCGTCGTACCCTCCAGGGTGGCAAGTCGGTGCAGTTTATCTACACCGGTCGCACCAAGGCAGAATATCACACGCCTGGTAACAGCATCCTGGGTGATACCAATGGTGCACCTCCGGTGGCTGAGAAGACCATCACTTGTGATGACCTGCTGATCAGCTCCGCTTTCGTCTACGAATTGGATGAGGTTCTTTCTCATTACGACCTGCGTAGCGAGATCTCTCGTAAGATCGGTTATGCTCTGGCTGAGAAGTACGACCGCCTTATCTTCCGTGCTATCGCTAAAGGTGCACGTCAGGCTTCTCCTATTAGCCAAGCTAACTACGCTGAGCCCGGTGGTACTCAAATTGAAGTGGGTGCAACCGCTGATCTGGCTTTCGACGCCGCCTCTCTGGTTACCGCTTTCTACAATGCAGCTGCTGCACTGGACGAAAAGGGCGTCAGCCAAGACGGTCGCGTGGGTGTTCTGAACCCCCGTCAGTACTATGCTCTGATCCAAAACATCGAGACCAATGGTCTGATCAACCGCGACGTTCGTGGTGATGCGCTGCAGTCTGGCAATGGCATCATTGAAATCGCCGGTATCAAGATCTACAAGTCCATGAACATTCCGTTCCTGGGCAACTATGGTGTTAAGTACGGCGTGTCTGGTGGTCCTGCCAGCCCCGGTAACACTGGCGATTTTGTTGGTAGCGACACCGAGTTCGAACCGGCTGCTAACAGCGACACCGGTATCAACAACAACTACGGTGGTGAAACCTCCTTCAACTCTTCCTGCGGCCTGATCTTCCAGCGTGAAGCTGCTGGTTGTGTGGAAGCTATTTCTCCTCAGGTTCAGGTCACCAGCGGTGACGTGTCCGTTATCTACCAAGGTGACGTGATCCTGGGTCGTCTCGCCATGGGCGCTGACTTCCTGAACCCCGCTGCTTGTGTGGAACTGTACGCTGGCGCTGCTGCTGACAGCCCCTTCGGTACTTCGTATCCTGCAAACATTGCAAACCCTGCCCCCTGATAGGGTTTATATTTTTCTTTTCGGGAGCTCCTTCGGGGGCTCCTTTTTTTTAATTTTTTTCAATAATTATGGCTGTACCTTCTTATTCTGAACTTGAAGCTGTAAATCAGATATTACGCTCATGCGGACAAGCTGGCGTAACAACTCTAGATGGAACTAACCCGGATGTTACGATTGCACGAGAGACTTTGAATGAGGTTTCAAGAGAAGTACAATCTGAAGGTTGGTCATTCAATAAAGAACTTCATTATGAGCTAGTAGCAACAACGATTGGAACTGTCAAACGGGTGTTGTTTCCGGATGATGCACTTCAAGTTGATTCAAGCTCCACAGTATCTTACGACATCACCCCTCGTATTTATACTCACACTGATAACACAACTTATACCGCCTTGTATGACCGTGCAAACCACAAGTTTGTAGAAGAAGATATTGAGGTAGACGTTACTTGGTATAGGGAGTTTAATGAACTTCCTCGTCCTGTAATTGAGTATATCATTGCTCGCACCGCTTCTGTCGTGTCTACCCGTATTGTTGGTGACTCAAACCAGTATACATACCTGCTTCAAAAAGAGGCGTTCACCCGTGGTGTGATGTTGGATTATGAGTGTGAACAAGGCGACTACACCTTCTTTGGTCATTCTGGTACTACTAACCGGTACCAAAGCTATCAACCTTATAACGCACTGTATCGATAATGGCAGCAATTACACAACGGATTAACAATTTCTTAGGTGGGGTATCAAAGCTTTCTGACGACCAAAAACTTCCTGGTCAAGTTCGTGAGTGTATTAACGGTTTTATCGATCCCACCTTCGGTTTAACCAAGCGCCCCGGTACTCAATTTCTACATGA